CCCTAGAAAGGGTACCGGCATGGGCCAACGCGCATCTCACTATGACGCGATCCCGCTATGCCCTGAGCACCACAGAGGAAAGACAGGCATTCATGGCATGGGCATCAAAGGGTTTACGAAGCACTATGGCGTCGATGAAGCTGAATTACTGCACATCACCCGCCGTTTAGTGGCACATCACGACCACTTGTCGGACGGATGGCGTGTGTCTACACAAGTGGATTAAATGAGAGTACAGTTGAGTCTCAGTAGCAAACAACATTTAATTTTTATAGCAAACACTTGGAGCAAACACCATGCAAACACTCAACATCATCGAAGACAACTTTGATCAAGACAACACTTTTGCCATCGAACTTCAGAGCCGCCGCGGTACTAAGCGTGCGAAGTGCTCAGTGCGCAAGGATTACCAGGTCAAGGGCGACGGCATCCTTTGGGCCTTACAGCACGGCGCAACGCTTAAGTCGCACTACAGCGCTAACGATGTTGCAGAGCTTGATCGCCTCAGAAACAACGAGCCAGTTCGCCACGGCGACACCGTGAGCATTGAAGGCAAGCAGTACACAGTGCGTGTGCTTGGCGACTTCAGCAACGTCGCAATCTTTGATCCCGTTCTCAACTAATTAAACCCAGGGGCTACGGCCCCACCTGGAGCAAACACCATGAGCAAATTTGACGTAACCATAAAAACTGAAGAATACGAGAGCATCAAACTCAGTGACTTTGATGACAACCTTTGGCTATCAGTGTGGAAGATTGGCAGCCACTGCTCAGCGAACCTGACTCGTGAGCAAGTCGTTGAACTTCGCAACGCCCTCAACCAATTCCTCGGGGAGTAAACAAATGGATTACGACTCATGGCTTGATCGGCAGCTTTACGAATACGATATGGAGCGCGAGCGTGAAGAGGATTGCCAAGACGAGGAAGAGGACTTAGACTGAAGGCTGTTTCCATGCTGTACTCCTCAAGTCCTCTGCTTCCCAACAGAGTTAACCCCCGCCCTGGGGGTTCTTTTTTTAGTAAACCTGTAGTAAAATCAAGCAGTTAGATCTTGCCTTGCGCAAGCAATTGCCACCAGCCCACCAAAACTCTATCATCAGCGGATCTTATGTCACTGGAAGATGTGATGCCCAAACCCGCCAAACCAAAAGCCCAGGCCAAGCCAACAGGCAGGCCATCAGGGTATGACGATGACCTAGCAGCAGAGATCTGCGTAAGACTAAGTAATGGAGAACCATTAAGAAGAATCTGCATGGATGAAAAGATGCCATCGCAGGCAACTGTGTATGTGTGGTTGGCGAAGTACCCAACTTTCCAAGAGATGTACACCCGCGCACGGGAAGACCAGGCTGATACGCTAGCCGATGAGATTCAAGCCATTGCTGATGAAACGCCTGAGACTAGGCCAGTGCTTAACAAGCAGGGCGAACCGATTGGCATTGAACTGAACAGCGCTTACATCCAGTGGCAGCGCAATCGAGTGGACGCACGCAAATGGATTGCTGCCAAACTGAAGCCACGCAAGTACGGTGACAGACTGACTCATGCTGGCGATGCTGACAATCCCGTAGCCGTGCAGGCTGACGTCAGTATCTTCGATGCCATGCTCAAGAACCTCGAGGCTAAGAGACAGCTTGGGGACAAGTGACCTCGAGGTCCTGCTCAAAGATCCACAGATCCGCGAGCAGTACACCAGGCTAGCGCCCGATCAGGCTGCTGCTTGGGCCTGGCGCATGATGTGGCTCACTCGAGCACTCAAGCACCAGATCCTTCCTCATGGGGATTGGTGGTCGATCTGGTTACTCTTGGCCGGACGCGGTGCCGGCAAGACCAGGACTGCAGCAGAACAGATTGGCTGGTGGGCACAGTCCTACAAAGCCACCAGATGGCTCGTAGCGGCGCCAACGTCCTCTGATGTGAGGAGTACATGCTTCGAGGGTGATTCGGGCCTCCTGAGCGTGATTCCTGCGGTCCTAATCGCTGATTACAACAAGGCCTTGCACGAGATCAAGCTTACCAACGGCTCACTGATCAAAGGCATACCCGCCTCGGAGCCTGAGCGCTTCCGCGGTCCACAATTTCATGGTGGCTGGCTCGATGAGCTTGCGGCCTGGGAATACATCCAGGAAGCCTGGGATCAGATCCAGTTTGGTATGCGCTTGAAACTTCCTGACATGAAGACCAGGCTGATCTGCACGACGACACCCAAGCCTAAGGACCTGATCGTGGACCTGATTGGCCGCGAGGGTGATGATGTAGTGCTCACCACTGCCAGCACCTACTCAAACCTGGATAACCTGTCTGAGAACTTCAAACGCCAGATCCTGCAGTACGAGGGCACCAAACTTGGCCGCCAGGAGATCTACGCTGAGATCATCGACCCTGAGGAGGGCGGCATTGTCCAACGGGATTGGTTCAAACTCTGGCCTGCCGGCAAGGAACTGCCCAAGCTCGAGTATGTGGTCCAGTCTTATGACTGCGCCTTCACTGAGAAGACGGTCAATGATCCCACCGCATCAATCACTTTCGGTGTCTTCAAGCCCCAGGACGGTGGCATGTGCGCACTGATCATCGACGCCTGGCAGGACAGACTGCAGTATCCTGACCTCAAGCCCAAGGTTATTGACGAGTTCGAGATCATCTTTGGTGAGGGCAAGACCGCGAAAAAGGTTGACCTCGTCCTGGTCGAAGACAAGGCTGCCGGCATCGTGCTGATCCAAGACCTGCAGCGTGCGCACATCCCGGTGAGAGCCTACAACCCAGGCAGGGCTGACAAGATCCAGCGCTTATCAATTGTGGCCAACATCGTTAAAGCAGGGCGGGTGTATGTGCCCGAGTCAAGCAATCGATCAGGTTACGTAAGAGACTGGGCTGAGGCCATGGTCACGCAGATCTGCAGCTTCCCGAATACTGACCACGATGATTTCTGCGACGCGTTCTCGCAAGCACTCAGATACCTCAGAGATGCAAGCTGGCTCAACATCGACCCGCTACCACCTGATGATTACGACCCTGAAGACCTCATTGATGCTGGTGTCGTCAAAGAGAATCCGTATGCGTCTTAGTGAAGACGTAAGGATAATTCCTCGAAACTGCCCCCCTACCCCCACAGGGGTGGTGAGCAGGGATTCCTCGGGCGATAAACGCCACCTCCATGTCAGTTGCCTGACCCCTCGGCTTGGAGGTTCTGCCAGCCGCTGGATTCTTACGGATTTGCACCGAGCCACAAACATCGTGCCTTACCAGTACCCTGTTCTTGTCAGCGGCTGGGTAGCCCATTGCTCTCGCGGACAGTACGGTCGGCACCAAAGAAAAACCCCAGAACACTTAGGAGGGGCAAGGCCCTTTGGCGTTGGGCAATCACGCAGTCTGCTGAGTAAGACATTGTGACCACACAAGCCCCACCTAAATACTCTGGGGTTGTACTCAGCACTGCCGGCTGCCACACCGACAGCGCGATGATAGTGAGTCCAGATAGACTTTGCAAGCCCTACTGGTTATCATCCCGCGCAAACGGAGGCCGATGATGCCCAAGCCAACAGATGCGAAGAAGGTACTCGAGATGCTGTACGGTGCGCCCAAGCCTGCCGTCAGCCGCCTGGACATGGGCTTCAAGGATGTCACCAAGCGTATGCCTGAACTGCAGCAGGCCGCTAAGCTTTACGAGCAAGGCAAGATTACCCGCGAGCAGTATTACGCCATCGTTGATCAGCTTAAGCCTGTCACGCCTTACGAGTTCATACCCAAGCCTGCCACGGCTGAAGAAGCATTGGCAGCACTTACAAGCGACAAGGTCAAGGACTTTGGCCGCACTGATGTGCTTACGCCAGGCGAGACAATCCTAAGCAGGCTCGACATCCCCGCGTACTCGAAAAAGGGCACTTGGGTTACATCACAGCATCGCTTGAAGCCGCCTGCTGATGAGCCTAAGACCATTTACACCCCGACCATGATGCTCGAGGGCGAGACCAAGATGCTGCCCGGCACTAAGGCTGCCCGCAAGGTTGCCAAGGGTGAAGAAAACAAATCATCCTTCGCTACCATCCGCGGCGCTTACAAGCCTGGCAGTGACGAGGAAGCCGTCGAGAGGGCCATCGAAGCCCTGCGCAGCAAGGACTACGCCCAGATCGGCTATGACCCCGAGCGCCGTGGCTTCTTCTACGATCGCAAGACCATGGAGCCGATCATCGGCACTGAGGAAGGCATCATCCAGATCGGACCGCTCGTGCTGGGCAAGAAGCCCATCCGCGGCAATCCCGAGGACTTTGAGTACAAAGAAGGCGGCGCAGTCCACATGCAAGACGGTGGCGATCCCACCCAGATGTTCAACTTCAATCCCATGGCCGCCAAGGCTGCCAAGCAAAAGCAGATGCGTGAGTCCACGCCTGAGACACCAATCGGTGCGCTCAGCCGCGGCTTTGCCACTGGCCTATTTGGCAGCGCTGAAGAGCAAGTGCCTTATACCGGCAGCATCATGGAAGGATCGCCACAGCGCCAACAATCGCAGGCAAACCTGCGCGAGATTGGCCGCAATGTCGGCGCACTGACAGACATCGGCGGCATGGTTACGCCATTTGCCAAGCCTGCAACCCAAGCCATCACACGCGGTGCCACAGCACTGGGCAGGACAGGCCTTGAGCAGGTCGATCGCGCCATGTTTGGCGAAGGTCCGCTTGGCAATGCCTTGAGCATGGTAGCGCCACTGAACGTCAACGCACCTGTCAGTAAGCTTGGCTTTTACAACCCGATCGAAGAGATGGCCACTACCCTGCAGCGCAAGCAAGGGCCAGGACAGGCCTTCCTCAATGAGTTCACACGGGCAGGCATCAGCAAACAGCGCCTCGAGGATGCAGGTTTAGCTCAAAAGCTTGCCGCCGCGCCCAACGTCACGCGTGAGGAAGTTCAGGCTATGACCAAGGGCACCATGCCCGACGTCGAAGAGGTGGTCCTGAGCAGGTCTGTTGTGCCGCCTTATATGAAAGGGTTTGCCAACCTGCACATGCCAGACCTGAATGTTAATGACTACAGGCAGATCAATCAGTTGCGCAAGCTTGCCGATGAGCGTTATCAGAAGGCCCTTGCGGAAAACGATTTGGACGCGGCTGAGTTTGCGATGAAGGCCGAAGAGGACATCAACAAGTTCAGCAGGACCCACAGCTATGGCACCAAGCCTGGAGAGCGGCTGACCGAGTACCACGACTACCAAGAGCCGGGCGGCAAAAACTACCGCGAGGTCTTGCTCAAGGTCCCGTCTTCAGAAAAGTACGATGACAACTTCCGCTCGTCGCACTGGTCAGATCCCAATGTCATATCCCATATCAGGATGAATGACCGCGTGGATGCTGACAACAAGAATGTGCTTTTCATTGAAGAGCTTCAATCTGATTGGGCGCAAGAGGGGCGTAAAAAAGGGTTTACCCCAAAAGACTTTGATAAGCAAATTAGTGAAGGCGAGAAAAGGCTAGAGCAGCTTCGTGATCAATTAGCTGTCATAAAAAATAAACTTGATCAGCCAGGACTTGCGCCTGATGAACGTAATAGCCTAATGGGAGAATTTATTAGGCTTGAAACCAAGCAAATGGAAGAAATAGACTGGGGTAACAGACTTTACGACGCTAGATCTTCTGCTATCCCCGAAGGCCCATTTGTCAAAAACACCAACGAGTGGGTTGACCTATCCCTGAAGAACATCATCAGGCGTGCAGTTGATGAGGGCTACGACCGCGTTGCGTTCATTGACGGCTACAAGTCCTTCCTGCGCTTCCCGCAAGGTGCCGATGGCGAGTCTACTGAAGCAGGGATGCGCAAGTTCTACGACGAGATTATCCCTGGCAGGCTCAAGGCCCTGGTTGGCAAGGATAACGTCAGGACCATCCCAGGCATCACGCAACAGCGACCACTTGATGTTTCCCTGCAGGGCGATCGGTACTACGTGGTCGACGCCGACACCGACATTGCGATACCAGATCATCCTGGATTCCGAAGCCTTGAAAGGGCCGAGCAATACCTTGACGAGTTGTACAGCAAGTCAAAGTCCATGGATCAGATCGGCTTTGACATCACGCCTGAGATCCGCGAGAAGTTCAGCAAACCCATCCCTTACAAAGAAGGTGGCGCCGTGAAACGAGTTCACATATCTGATAACCCAGACACGATGCTGCTCGAGTTAACGCGTGCGCCTCGTATGCAAGAGGGCGGTAAGCCGCCACCAGGCATACGCCGTGCCATGGCCCAGCAACGCGGCACAGTGGCGCCAATCCCTGGCATCAAGACGCCTGCCGAGTTTATTGGTGGCTATGTGGGCGCTGACCCGCGGTTTAGCGTCATGGACTCCGATGCAGATGCCCTTGAGAGGGCCTACAGAGCCGGTGAAGCCACGAGCGTGATCGGCGACATCGTTGGGTCCATCAGCCCGTTTGCGACCGCCTCAACGCTTGCTAGGGCCAATGCCCTGCCAGGGGCTGCGGTTGTCAAGGCTGGCGCTAAGAAGCAGCCCAATGTTATGGCCGAGTTTGAAAAGGCGCTTGCCAAATCGGGACCGCCAACGCCAGCACAAATCAAGAAGGCTGATGCTGCAGAAGAGCGGGTGAAGAAGGAAAAGAAGTTTGCCAAGCTAAGGCCTAGTGAGCAGCGCCAGGCCATTGAGGCTGCACGATCCGAGGCGCTTGGAACCACAGTTGATCGATCGAGCAAAGTGCTCAAGGCATTATTGCCTGGTGAAGAAGACATCATGACGTCACTGCAAGGCATCAAGGGTTACGAGGTCGCAAAAGCAGTTCCGGCGTATGCAGTCAAAGAAGCCAAAGTTAAACGTGCCAAGCTACGCGAAGAGCCGCCGACAACACCTGGCGCAAATGCCAGTGAAAAGGAATGGCAAGACTGGGGCAAACAGTTTGGCGTTGATATGACCCTGAGCAAGCCCGTATCGCTTGGCATATCAGACCCCGTGGCAAAGCGTGAGGTCAAAATCCCGGGAGGACTTGAGGGCACCTTCACAATCCCAGACATGTTCTGGATGAAGGCAAACAACGTCAACCCGGCAGCCCTTCCCAAGGATGTTCACGACAAGCTGATGCTGAAATTTATCCGCACGCATACCGTGGCCGAGCCTGATGAAGTAGACATTTTCAATCGTTTGAACTTTGCCTTGCTTTCACCCAACGCACCCCTGACATCCAATGAATTCCTGGCCATGAGGGCGCGTATCAGGGATAAGGACGAGCTAGAAAGGCTTGCAGCACGCTCGGGTGAAGAAGGGCTATCCAAGAAGATGGCCGAGGAGCTTGGCGTTCAGTCAGGTGCTAAAGGTGGCATGGGTGTGCTTGGCACTGCAGACCTTGCTAATCAGGCTGAACTAGCGCGAATGATTTTGCAAAAGCCTGAGATGTTCATGATTCAGCCTGGCGAGACTATGCGTGATGTCACGATGCGCGTAATGAATCAGGTCCCAGGGCTTGGCCCCAAGACAGCATCACTTGCTACACCATGGCTTGATCTTAAAAGGGCCAACACATCAGCCGTTGATTTGCACATGATCCGCGATGCAACGCCGCGATTGCTAACTGATCCAGATGTTGGGGCAGCCTTCCGCGCTCGCATGGGTAAGTTGTTGGGTGTTGAGCCAACGATGGAAGCTATCTTGGCTCAGCCTGCAAACAAGATTCAGGAAAAGGCGGTGCAAATTGTTGGCGGTAGTGATGTATCAAAGGTGTATCGCACCAAAACTGGTGCCCTCAATGAAATCCCCGAGGCGGCATTGCCTGAAAAGCTGGTTTATGAGCCGAGCGCGTTATCGAACTTCAACCCGTTTTACAGCAAAGTGGTCGAATATGTTGATGAAAGCCGTGGCGCCAACCCTGTGCTTGAGCTATTCCCTGAGCAGTGGCGTAAGTGGGATGTGATACGCGAAAGGATTGAACCTCACGAGTTTGCCCATCCTGATTACCGCAAGCTTCCTAAGCAATCATTCTCAGAGATGAAAGCTGCTTCAGATGAGCACACTGCCGCTGGATACCGTGGGCAGAGGCCAGTCATGGATGAGACAGATTGGCGCAAGCTGTACTATGGCTCCCTTGCCCCGCTAGGTGTTGGACTCGGAGCAGGGGCGCTGTCTGAAATGGATACGGGAACTGATTAAATGAACTTAATTCGGTCAATTAAAGTTTCAATTGTGCTTGATGGAGTTTTGTATTCTTGGTCAAGACCCGGAGATTCATGTAAGCGCATAACGTTTTCAGCTTCCCGAATAATTTCTGCCTTAAGCATTTCAGCAAAGCAGCGCTGCGCAAATGTGTATTCAAGATGGCACTGCTTGGCCATAGCTTCAAGCTTGTCGGTTTTCATGTTTGCCCCTGTTTTGCAAACGAAAATTTTATCCACTTATTGAGTTAGCCGCAGAGGAATATAACTATGGCCACCGAAATGCCTATTGAGCAGGACTATGGCCGCTTCATTAGCGGTATGGCCGATGA